ATTCTGAAGGCGCACCACGTGATGGCCGCCGTTCAGTAGTTGTTGAGCCATTTACTTCTGCAACTATCGTTGATAGCTTAAAGGGCTTGTTTGTTCCAACTGAAACAATTAGCAAGCAGTACGGTAAAGGTTTGATGGGCCGTGATTCCGGTGGTATGAACTGGTATATGGATCAGAACGTTGTTTCACAGACTTTCGGTTCTTATTCTTCTGCTACTTTGTCATGCAACGTAACAACTGCAACTGGCTTCCTATCAAGCGGTTGGGCTTATTCAAGCACAATCACCATTGGTGCTACTTCTGCGGCCGCTACATTGAACCAAGGCGATACATTCACAATCGCTGGCGTTTATGCAGTTAACCCACAAAACCGTCAGTCTTATGGCAAATTGCGTAACTTTGTAGTTCAATCCACAACCGCTATTGGTTCAGGTTCTACTGCATCTGTTACTGTTGTTCCAGCCGTAATTACTGGTGGTCAGTTCCAAAACGTAAGCATTACTTCATCCGGTTCACAGACTGTTACTCCGTTTAACAATACTGGTATTGTTTCACCACAGAACATTTTGATGCACCGCAATGCGTTTACATTGGCTTGTGCTGACTTGGAATTGCCTGAAGGCGTTCATTTCGCTGGCCGTGCAAGCGACAAGGAAATTGGTTTGTCATTGCGTGTCGTACGCCAATACACCATCAATAACGATAGTATTCCTACACGTATTGACGTTCTGTATGGCTGGGCTCCTTTGTACCCTGAACTTGCTTGCCGTATCGCATCTTAATGAAATAGGGGGGATAAAACCCCCCATTTTTGAACACTAATTCAAGGAAATAATCATGGCAAATCCAGGCCCAGCAACAACCGTAACGAATCACCCACAACAATTAAGTTCCAACCAAGCATTGCGCTTATTGGCTTCTTATCAGTCAGTTAACGTTAACGCCGCTGGCGATACCGTTCTGCCTATTCTTGATACTGGCCGTTATTCTGTATCAAACGTTGTGTTTACAAATGCATCTATTAGCTTGACAACTGCAACCGCTGGTGTATTTACTGCACCAGGCGCAAGCGGTGCAATAGTATCTGATGCCGCTTTGTCAGCATTGACAAGTGCTTCTGTTGTTAGCCAACGTACTGTTGCTTCAACTGCCGCACAAACAGTTCAAAACCTTTACTTAAACGTAGGCACACCACAAGGTGCCGCCGCAACAATGGACGTTTTTGTTTATGGTTACGATCTAACTTTCCTACCTTAATAAGGAATAGGAAATAGTGAAAAAGGCCACCCCCACAAAGGGTGGTTTTTTTCCTTTTTAAGCTTATAATTAATCATCCTCAATTAAAGGAAAAAATCATGTCATCTACTACTGTTACACGTGGCAATTCCCACGAAACGTTTTATGTTCAAGCTTCTTTGACACCAACTGCCGTCACTACTGCAACTACTTCAGCGCAAACATTTAGCTTGCCTGGCTTGCAGTCAACTGATTTGGTACAAGTTTGGGGTGTTGCTGGTAATCAAACAACTGGTATTACAGTTGCTGAATCTGATGCTGGAACAAACCAAATTACTATTCAATTTACTAATGCCGCCGCTACTGACAAAACTCCAGTATCAGGTGTTTACACAATTGAAGTTGTTCGTTTAGAAGGCCCAGCCCCAGCAACGGCGGTGTAATCATGGCAAATACCACAGTATTTCGTCCAATTGGGCCAACAACTGCTATTACAGTTTCAGGCACTTCTTCAACTGCGGTCACTATTAGCGCTTCAGGTAACAACCAAATGGATTTTTGTGCGTTTTTGAATACTGCATCAACTCCCGTTGCAATTAATATTGCTCCAGTAGTTGGTGGTGTTGGAAGTGCTAGTGCGGCCGCTTTTCCAACCAGTACGCCTAATAACACATATATTTTGGGTGTTTCAATGCAAGAACCAATGGTTTTTACTGTTCCTAATACTTTTTCTGTAACTGCTATTGGAACATCAGGAACTTTGTATGTAACGCCAGTTGGCGATCAATCGTAAGGAATTAATATGTCATCAACCAATCAAGTTGCAAATACTTCAACCCAACAAATCGTACCGGTTCAGGCTACATTTAATGCCGCTGGAGTATGTACCGGCTTGATTGGCCCTGGTGGTGTTATTTTTTCCCCACCTTTGAGTGGTAATACAGAAAACCCATCTAGTTTATCAATGGGTGGAAATCTAATAGCTACAACTGCTACATTGCCAACCATTTCATCAGGATTTGGTACTAGCCCAACAATTACTGCCGTAAACACCTTTGTGTTTAAGATTGTTGTTGGTACAAACGGTGCGGCCAACGGAACAATTACTTTGCCAACTGCATCTAATGGATGGCTGGCTTTTGCCGCTGATGTTACAAACGGCAGTTCTTTATTTTTGCAATTAACTGGAAGTACCGCAACTTCAGTAACATTTACTAGCTATTCAGTAACAACTGGTGCGGCCGCTAATATGAGTGCTGGTGACGTTATTTTAGTTAATGCTATTGCTTATTAAGGGTTTTTATGACCAATCCAGCTAATTCTGCGGTACAGAATTTACTGCCAGTTCAAGCGTATTTCAACGTTGACGGCAGTTTTAATACATTCATTGGTCAGGGCGTACCGTTTTACGCAACGTCTAATCCTGTTCAATCAGGGTTAACCATTACAAATAGTACGTTAAATTCAAGCCCAATTGGTGGAACAAGTCCATCAACTGGCGTATTTACTAATATTGCAACAACTACCGGCACTATTAGCACCAATGCTTCAAGCGCAACTGATATTGTTAACTTATTAACTTTGCAATCATATGCCGCTGGAATTAGTTGGAAAAACCCAGTAACTGCCGCTACAACCACAAACATTACATTGTCAGGATTACAAACAGTTGATACTGTTTCATTGGTAGCTGGCAATACAGTATTGGTTAAAAACCAAACAGATAATACAAAAAATGGTATTTATACTGTATCTAGTGGCGCATGGACTTATGCAACTGGTTCTACAACTTGGGCGCAATATGTAAGCGCATTAGTGTTTGTTGAATATGGAACACAAGCTGGATCAGCATGGTATTGTTCTGCACAACCAGGCGGCACACTTGGAACAACTGCAATGGTATGGAGCAACTTTAGCGTTGCTTCTACATATACTGCTGGAACAGGATTAACCCTTGCTGGTTATCAATTTAGCATTACAAATACAGGCGTTGCCGCGAATACTTATGGTTCTGCTACTGCAAGCCCAGTATTTGCCGTAAACGCCCAAGGTCAAATTACTTCTGTAACAAATACAACTATTACACCAGCAATTGGCAACGTTACAGGACTAGCAACTGGTATTGCAACATTCTTGCAAACGCCAACTTCTGCCAATTTAGCGGCCGCAGTAAGTGATGAAACTGGTTCAGGTTCGTTAGTATTTGCTACTAGCCCAACATTAGTAACACCAGCTTTAGGAACTCCAGCAAGTGGTGTAATGACTAACGTTACAGGCCTTCCGCTGACAACTGGCGTTACTGGTACCCTTTCAATTGGAAATGGCGGTACAGGCCAAACAACGGCTTCTACGGCATTTAACGCATTAAGCCCAATTACAACTGCTGGCGATTTAATTATTGGCAATGGCACAAATAGTGCAACTCGCCTTGGAATTGGCTCTAATAATTATGTTTTAACAAGCAACGGAACTACTGCATCTTGGGCCGCAATTCCATCATCTATGGTTTATCCTGGTGTTGGTATTCCAAATTCAACTGGTTCAGCATGGGGTACAAGCTATTCCACAACCGGATCAGGAACTGTTGTTGCTTTGGCTACTAGCCCAGTATTTGTTACTCCTACATTAGGTGTAGCAACTGCAACTTCTATTACTGCTGGTTTTCATATTGCTAATGGGACAATTACTGGTTCTTTGAGTGCTGGTGCATTTAGCTATGGAACACTTGGTTATTCCGATATAAACATTTATGGTTCATATACATCATCAGTCAATGCCTACACACAAAAAATTCTACAAAATACAAATTCAGGAACTGCCGCTTCAGTAGATTTTGTTGTTAGCAACAATTTAGGTACTGCTTCTACTTATTATGGTGATTTCGGCATTACCAGTTCAGGCTATAACACTCCTGGACAAAATATTACAAACACACCTAATACAGTTTATTTACAAGCAGTAACAACCGGATTGGCTATTGGTACATTAAATTCCAATACAACAACTTTTTATGCAAACTCTACCCAATCAGCACAAATTAGTACCGCTGGTGTATGGTCTTTTGCAAATGATGCAACTATTAACGGTTTAACTGCTGGACAAGGAAAAACAAGCGGTGTTAATGGAACTGCTTTTGGTAATGGTGCGTTAGGTGCAAATACAGGAAGTAACAATACTGCCGTTGGTTATTTGGCTGGTGCAAACAATACATCAGGTGGTGTTACTGCTTTTGGTCAAGCGGCATTAAATGCAAATACGACTGGCACAAATAATTCATCGTTTGGACAAAACAGTTTATCAAGCAATACTACTGGTGGTTCAAATACGGCAGTTGGGCAATCTGCGCTTGCTGGAAACACCACCGCATCTAACAACACCGCAGTAGGTTACCAAGCCATGTATGCCAATACAACTGGTACTGGTACTGCACTTGGAACTTATGCTCTTAAATCAAATACTACTGGAACTTACAATATTGCTATTGGTGGTAATGATGGAATCAACAATGCCGCATTAGAAAATAACACTACTGGTGGTGGAAACATTGCAGTAGGTGGTGGAGCATTAAAATCAAATACAACTGGAAATTATGGAGTTGCCGTTGGTCTTGGTGCATTAAATTCAAATACCACCGCATCTAATAATACGGCAATTGGTTATCAAGCCGCATATACAAATGCTACTGGTGGATATATTACTGCTTTAGGTTATCAAGCCGCTTATTTTTCTGCTAATGGTGGAACAATATGTGCTATTGGTTATCAATCGCTTTACAACAACACAACTGGTCAAGATAACTTAGCAGTTGGTGGTTACAGGGCTTTATATTCAAATACTACTGGTAGTGGAAACGTTGCAATTGGCCGTGAAACATTAACTTCTACTAATGCTTCTAGCAATACCGCAGTTGGACATTTAGCTGGATTTACAAACGTAACAGGCGCAAACAATACATTTATTGGCGTACAAGCTGGATATAGTTCAAATTATGGAACTGCTAATAATGGAAACAATACTTTTATTGGTGCTGGTTCTGGATACAATATAACAACTGGTGGATATAACACCATTATTGGTGGCTACAACGGAAATCAAGGTGGTTTAGATATTCGTACTGCAAATAATTGGGCGGTTTTATCTGACGGAAGCGGTAATATTAAATTTGCCGTAGATGCTTCAGGAAATGGTTTTATTGGAAGCAATTATTCTGTTTCTGTTCAAAATAACAATTCATTAATTTTTTATCAAGCACAAGGTTCTATTGTTTATAACCATGCTTCAGGTACTGGTTCAGGCACTCCATTTGCTTATTTTGGCTACAACGGCGGTAGTGCAATTGGTACTATTACTCAAAACGGTACCACAGGCGTTCTTTATAACATTACATCTGATTATCGTTTAAAAGATAATCCACAACCTTTAACGGGTGCTTCTGAGTTTATTATGGCTTTGCAACCCAAAACTTGGGATTGGTGGGATGGTTCAGGCAAAGGTGTAGGATTTATTGCCCATGAATTTATGGAAGTTGCTAAACATTCAGGAAATGGCAAAAAAGATGAAGTGGATGTTGATGGAAACCCTATTTATCAATCTATTCAACCATCTTCATCTGAAATAATGGCAAATCTTGTGGCTTTAGTTCAAGAACTTAAAACAGAAGTTGATACCTTAAAAGCACAATTAGGGGCTAAATAATGAATTACACAACTACCGTTACTGGTATGGTTACAGTAAATGACCCTAATCCTAATTATGTTGTTAACGTTTTGTTTACAGTTAGCGGAACAGATGGCGAACATACCGCATCTATTGATGGAAATATTCAATTTTCACAAGAAAATGAACAAACAACATTTATTCCTTATGCAGATTTAACGCAAGAAATCGTATTGAAATGGATTAATCAAGCTACTGATAATTTGGTTAATTACTACGCCAATATTGATGGGCAAATAGCTTCAATGATTACCCCACCGGTTACGCCACAAAATACAGAATTGCCTTGGGTTACTTCTTTAAACGAAAAAACTTTTATTATTGAATAAATTATGACTACGCCAATTGATATTATTAGCCGTTCTTTAAAAGATATTGGCGCATTAGCGGCCGGTGAAGCCCCAACCGCAGATGCCGCAGTTGATTGTTTAGATATGCTAAACGATATGAT